TTTTTGCGTCTTGCATGTAGATACTTATCAGACTTATCTACATCACCATCATTGTCGATATCAGCGTCTGCCTTACCAACTGGATCTAACTTCTTCTCTACAACTACATCATTATGTGGAATTGTATTACCATCCTTATCTTTTTGATGATGTTCTACTTGTATTTCTTCTTTCTTACAATCAGGAACAGACTTTCCTCCTTTCATCTTAGTTCCACTTGCCTTATATCCTTTCCAGCATGAAGCTTTCTTAGGATCTCTACCTATATTCTTACGTGCTTGCTGAAGACTACCCTCATCCATCTTGTCCCAGTTCTCGACTCTAATCTTTTCAAGAACCATTATCTCTCCATCAATTTCTACCTCTTCTCTCTCTAAGATGTTTGGACAATCTGCAGAGTCATGGTTACCACCACATTTTTCACATGTAATAACTACTTCTTCTTTAGTAGCAAGTTGTGCTTTAGGTGACTCCTTCTTAGGTCCTTTCTTCTTTGTCGTAATTTTTTCTAGTTCTGCACCATTTGACTGAGGATCCATTCCATCGAATGGTGCTTCAGATAAGTGAAAATCTGGTAGGTCTGTGTTTTGGAAGCATTCGCCACCCATCCACTTTCCATATTGTTCCATCAAACCTGATGAAAATCCATCATTGTTTTTGACGGTGTTGATTGTATCTTGCTTCTTCATTTACTTACAAGGAGGTTCTTCTCGTATTATTTATAGCTCTAACGTTTTTAATCCACTCACGAAACATTTTTCCTTCTTCAGATATAACAATTGCATAGTTACCACCCACTCTATGGATAGTTCCTTTGGTTCCTGTTCTTGAAGACATGACACTATCACCCTCGCTCAGACCTTTTTCATGTCTTTGCTCTTGTCTTAGTGCTTGTTCTCGTAGTTTCTTAAAATTTATCATTTATAGTTTGCGGGTAAGTTCGCTGCTACTTCAATCATCAGAGTTTTACAATCAGCATCTCCTAAAGACGTTGGTATACCAGACTTGAACGTTTTATAGTCGCCAGCAAATGCTGCTCGTCTCATTTTTGTTCCCGATACTTTAAATGTATCGCCATCTGCATCCCTAGAACCAGAAGATATGATGTCTAGTGTACGAAAAGAAAAGTCTTTATCGTTACCATTGTATTTATGGATCCACTGCATCGCTTGTACTCTGTCAGATCCTACTAGCATCACACACTCATCAAATCCTGCCATCATAATGTCTTGCAATACTGCTACTGGATCTCTAGGTCCACTGTAGATGTGTCCTTTATGTGTAGGAAACATCTTGTTCATATAGTATAGTTTTCTGTCAGGTAGTAAAGGGTTATTTCCTTTAGTATCTACAGATTGTGAGATATAAATCCTATATTCATGTGTCCCTGCAATACGTTTTACTGCATCAAAGTTCTCTTTATGACCTGTGGTAGGAGGTTGAAACCTACCAAAGGTAAAATAACATTTGTTGCACTTTAACGCCATTTTTTTGCTAGTGTAAAGTTAAGAAAAGCAAATTCGAGACGATTAACAAATTTAATCATGTCTCCATCCTTATGTAGAACATAACCTTCAGGTCCTGTAACCTTATATCCATTGTCTGTTAGTGCAAATGTTTTGAATGTTTCTAAATGATCTAGTTTATCAATAACAAACTGCTTTATATCTTGTAATTCTTTGTATAAATCTATCATTGCTTTAAACTTATCCTCGTTATCTCTTAGATAGTTCTGACTATGATGAACTAACTTAGACTTCTGTGCTTTAGTTGCTGGTGTCTTTATCTTATCAACTAATGCTTTTGTTTTATCATAATAAAAATTATATAAATTAGCAAATGTTTTACTTGTATCACCAAGTGTACGTGCTGCTTTAATCTCTGAGTTAAAGAATGGTTTTACATAGGAAGCAACATGATATTTATTATCACCTTTATTACCTGAGAATAGGACTAATTGATCAAGAAAATCTCCACATTTTTTACAGTTAGTTTCTATAGACTTAACCATACTATCAAACTTTGTTTCTTCTTGATGATTTAGACCAACCTTATTCATAGGTGTGTCATTATTGATTATTACCACATCACTATTGTTTTTGAATGTAGTGTTAGCACCCGCCCTTGCTGACATAGTAGATAAATCATATCCATTTTGTTCTCCTTTATAATGTGTATGAAATACTACTCCTATTCGTGATGCTTTTATTTTTTTACCAATCTCATGGTCTACAGGAATAGCATATGTAATAGTATTAGGTCTAAAAGTGTATAGTTTTTCTCCATGTATAGTTTCTGTCTTAACAGTGGATTTAGTATACATCAAGTCTCCCTGTATGACACCATCTATACCAACATTTCTGAAATATTCTAGAGACATTTTTAATTTTTCTGCTAGATCATCTTTGTACCCAAACTTATCTACATCAGATTCTGTGTAACATATCTTTGGTTCTGTTTTATTGAACACAGACTTGGTTCCTACAAAAAATAATCCATTTGCAGGGTCTTTACCACACACAACTGATGGTGCACCATCCCATTTTGTTTGCATAAATCCTGTGCTATCATCACAACCAAGCATCTTGCGTAATTCTTGTAAAAATCCAACAGCTGCTTCACATCCCTCAACACCATAGTTAAGCATCTCATCTTCTAAATGTTCTAAATGTTTTAGTTGTGTTACGTTTGCCATTAGGATGATTGTATTTTTAAAAATGGTGCAGATTGGTCTGATTTTGATGCAGCATACCTATACAATTTGGTAGACACTTCATTTCTTTGTTGAGAGTTTCCGTTCATTATAATGTCAACTACCTCCAACCCAAGAAATTTAGAAAATTTCCATTGACTTGCTGAATTGCCTGATCTTCCTCCTGCATCTCTGACGTTATCTAAAGTCACTTCCTCTTCAACTCTGTCTCTACTAAATCCTTGTGGTCTATATAAATTTCCTCTCTCTCCTTGTATTATAACACCTTTATTCGCAATTGCCAAGTCATAAATTGGTTTATCTAACTGAGTTCCTCTTGATATTCTAATAGCACCATCAACATCATAGTTTCTAAAAACACCATTTCCTTCACCATAAACAGATTCTAATATACGATTTAGAATACCACCACCAACTTTACCACCTTTTGCTCCTACACCAAATGCAGAACCACCTAATATTTCTCCCTGCCATGTTTTTCCTTTACCAGTAGTATCACGCATTTGCATTTTAAAACCTTCACCCTCAAAATATGTGTCCATAGATCCAAATAAACTATTTGCACCGATACTAACAAAAGATTTTGATGTCTTTGGTTCTCCCATATTTGTTCTTTCTATACTTGCTCTATTGGTTGTTACTTTTTTTAGAGAGACACCAATTAATTTCTTTTGTTCAATTAAATTTAATAATAATGTATTCCATCCTGCAAAATATTGCTCTTGATTTACTAAAGGAGACGATACATTACAATCGCATAACCAAATATCTGCTGGATTCCACTTATTAATATTACCAAAAGGTGCTACGTTATTAGGATCATCTTCTTTTGCTGCCTTATTTACTTTTGAAAAGTGAGATGAAATTGATTTTACAAATGAATTACCATGATACCAATGAAAATTAGTATTTCTATATCTTGTGTCAGCATACAAAACATTGGCAGTACGAATACTAGATTTCATCCAATCATTATTTTCTATTAAAAATGCATGGATGTTTTCCATGCTTTCTTTAGTATCTACATGCCTTGCTACAGATCTAAAATCATCTAAAGTACAATGATAATCATCACTTAAAGGAGTTGTTCCTAACGTATATCTGAATGCACCAACCCAACATGCAGCACCCTCAAACAAATCAGTATCTTCTGATCCAGCACCTGATCCTGACTGACCTCCACCAAATTCAGTTGTCTTCATAAGACCAGCAGGAGATATCTTAATTTCTGTAAGATTATTACCAGATACTTTTAATGCTGTTAATATTTTTCCTGCATTTCCTTTCTTTTGATATCTTTTAGTAAATGAATCTCCTGTACCAGATGCATTATCAAACTCAAGTTTACCATCAACACAATCTCTCATATCCTGTAAAATATGTGGTTCACATGTAATTACAGCAGAGGGACCTGCAGAACCAGAAGTTGCAACTGATCTTCTTTGTTCTATTATTTCAATGAGTGTTTGTAAACGCATTCTCCCTCCTCGGATATCACCGTATTCAGAGAATGACATTTTATTTGCCATGGGACTGTTATCGTATAAAATTATTTATTTTAACGATCCCCTGCTTTTCTATTTTCTGACTTATCAACAGAGAATGATCCACCAGGATATCTCTTTTCTAATTTCTTAACGTTACCTCTTACAACATCATCAAATGATATGTCTAGTGCAATACAAGCATTTGCTACGTACCACATAACGTCACCCAACTCAATAATAAGATGTTCTCTATTGTCGTCGTTCCAAGGCTTACCTTGGAATACCATCTTCTTAACGATCTCAAGAAACTCTCCAGACTCAGCAGCAAGCCCAACGCCAGCAGTGGTAAGGCGTTCAATATTGGCACCTTGTCTGTCAAGTTCACCCAAGCGATCAGCAAGATCGACAAAATTCTTACTAGAATCGCTTGTGACAGTATCCACGAAGTGAGAATACCTATCAAAGTCCACATGATTTATACGTTCCATTCTGCAAATTTAGATAATCGGTTTTGTGTTTGTGAGAATTGTTGTAAGGTTTCTCCTACCTTTTCATCTTCTATATTGATGGCAGATGAATCCTCTGCTACATCATACAACCTCATCTTCGCTCTGTCAATTCCCAGAATGAATTTTCTTGAGGCAGTCGGGTCGTTGTATCTGTTCTTAAGTTGTTTGACCAAGATGCGACCCTGTTGCTCGAGCTCCTCAGTAGATATAAGGGCAAACATAAAATCAGCAGTGGCAGGGAGACCAAAAGACTCAGAAGTGTCAGTAAGATCGGGATCAGAGTTACCAAACCCACTACGAGTAGTTTGAGTGGCAGAGATAATAGGTACATTACTTTCCACAGCAAGACCCCGAAGCTCTTCAGCAATCGCTTTAACATAAGTATAAGAATTAACAACAGCACCTTTATATCTAACAGATGCACAAATGTTTAGATAGTCAACAAAGATAAGATCAGGTACAAAATCTTTCTTTAATTTAAGATCACTTAAGAGTGCCTTAAAATGTCCTGCATGTGCAGATGCAGTAGGGTACTCTTTAATGATCAGTTTACCTTGTGTCTTTCTAGAAATCTCATTTACTTTTGAATTAAATAAGACCTCAGGTAGTTCCGTTATATCTTTAACGTTTACGTTTAGAAGATTTGCGTCAATTCGTTCAGCAATCTTCTCCTCTGCCATTTCACATGTAATGTAGAGAACGTTGTACCCCTGAGTGAGGGCGGAACCAGCCATGTGGCACATGAATAAACTCTTCCCGACACCTGTACCAGCAAGAGCGATGTTGAGAGTCTTGTTAGGGAGACCACCTTTCGTGATAAAGTTAAACTTTTCCAAATCAAAGGGAATTTTCTCTTCTTTCCTGTGGTAGAATTCATATCTGTCTGATGATTGTTCAATGTAGTCATGTCCTAT